GATGAGGACGCCGACCTGTTTCTCACTGGTGCGGACGAGGAGTCCCTGATGGCTCAGGCAAAGCGCCTGGCCGACCGGGAGTCGGAGCGCAAGAAGAAGAACAACGTCTCGCCCCGCGAGGGCAACAACCCCGACGGCAAGGGCGCCGACGAGCTGCGCGAGTTCACGCGCAACCTGTTCGCCCGCGCCAACGAGGACTAACTCGAAAGGAAGGGCGCCATCATGGCTGTTCTCCAGACTGGATCTCTCACGATCCCCAAGCAGAAGCTCGAGCCGTGGCTCGGCAAGATCAAGAACGGGTCCGTCGTCGCGGCCCTGTCCACCCCCGTCCCGATGACCTTCGGCGAGGGTGAGACCTGGACCTTCGACATCGGCGAGGCCGAGTACGTGCCCGAGGGCGGCAACAAGGGCGCCAGCACGGTCACCAAGGCCGGCCAGTCCGTGAAGCCGTACAAGTTCCACAAGACCGTCCGCATGTCGGAGGAAGTTCTGTGGGCCGACGAGGACCGGCAGCTAGAGGTCGTGGACGAGATCCTCGCCCTGATCCAGCCGGCGCTCTCTCGCGCGCTCGACTACGGTGTCCTGCACGAGGTCAACCCGGCCACTGGTGCCGTCGTCACCGCCATGAACGGCGGCCTGACTGACACGACCAACCTGGTCGAGTACGTCGCCACCGACAAGCCCTACGTGAGCCTGGACGCGGCCGACGCGCTCGTTCTCGCCGACGGCTATGTCCCGCGCGACATCGCCCTGGCGCCGGGGTACGCCTCGAAGTTCTCCTCCCTCCGCGGCACCAACTCCGAGGTGAAGCTCTACCCGAACTTCCGCCTCGGCCTGGAGGTCTCGGAGCTGGACGGCCACCGCGCCTCGGTGTCGAACACGGTCAGCGGCACCGGCGTCCTCGCTGTCGACACGAAGGTGCTCGGATTCGTGGGCAACTTCGACACCGTGCGGTGGGGCATCCAGAAGCAGATCGGCCTCGAGCTGATCAAGTACGGCGACCCGGACGGCGGCGGTGACCTGAAGCGCAAGAACGAGGTCGCCTTCCGCGCGGAGGTCGTCTACGGCTGGGGCATCGCGGACCTGAACGCGATCGCCAAGATCCACGATCTCGTCTGATGCCTCGCCTGCGCCACAACAAGACCGGCGCGGTCGTCTCTTGTTCTGACGAGACGGCCGCCCGGTTGGGCAGCGAGTGGGAGCCAGCCGACAAGCCGACGCCCAAGAAGGCGCCCGCCAAGAAGGCGGCGCCTGCGCGCAAGTCGTCCACTTCGGCTGCGTCCGACGACGAGTGATCGAAGGGTGGTGCGGTCATGGCAGTGACTCCCGATGACATCGCGGTCGAGCTTGGCCGCACCGCCCCCGCTCTGGATTCCGCAGAGTATGCGCAATGGGAGCTATGGATTGCTGACGCACGAATGCTCATCAGTGCTCGCCTTGGAGACCTGACCGGCCTCAATCAGGAACGCCTTGACTATGTAGTGCGCCAGGCAGTCGCCGCCCACGTCCGTCGACCCGATGACGCCACGCAGGTCGCGGTTTCGATTGACGACGGGTCGACCTCTCGGACCTATCGCTCAGGAAAAGGGCGCGTCACCATTCTCGACGAATGGTGGGCGCTGTTGGCGCCGGCCAACACGTCGGCCCGGGCGTTCTCGATCACGCCCAGTGGCTCGGCCACGGCGCATCTCGATATCTGTTCGGCGCTGACGTACACCGACGCGAACGGGAACGTGGTCTACGGGGGCGCCTACTGTACCTGTGGCGCGGACATCGCCGGGTTCCCGATCTATGAGCAGGGCGGCGGCTACTGATGACCATCCACGCCGACATCGCCCGCGAACTCCCCGAGCTGCGTCGCCAGGCCGAGTCCCTGATGACCCTCACCCTGGCCGCCTACTCCCCCACCGGCAACTTCACCACGGACCCCGACGGCTACGAGGTCCCCGAGTACACGCCTGAGGGCAGCACGTTCGGCAAAGTCCAGGGCACGTCGAACAAGGACACCCCGACCCGCTACGTCACGATCGGCGGTGTCGAGCGTCCGGTGATCGAGGGTGGCCTGCACATCCCGGTCAGCGCCCCGGTTCCGACTGCTGGTGAGCAGCGCGGCCTCGCAGACGGCCCGTGGGAGTACGTCGTCACGGCGACCGGTGACGCGGACCCTGCTCTTCTCGGTCGCCGCTACATGGTCGTCGGCGTGCCCGCGAAGTCGTATGCGACAGCGCGGCGCCTGGATGTCGTGGAGGTGGGCTGATGCGCGTCGTCGTCCGCCATCGCATCGACCGTCTCGCCGAGCGCCAAGAGCGGGCTGCCGTGGAGTTCAAGCCGCGTGCCCACCGCGCCGTGAAGGACTCGACTGACTTCGGTCGCGACCTGGCCCGCGCTCTTGCTCGCGAGGGCGCTGGTCCCCACGGCAAGGACTACTGGAAGCGCATCAACGCCGAGATGACCGGCCTCCTCGAGGGCGAGTTCGGCCCCGACGGCACCCCCAAGACCGAGTTCGTCGGCGTCGGTTTCCGCCACGGCCGCAACACCGACCTCCCGAAGGCCGCCGACAAGGTGACGCCCGACCTCGCTGCCCGTGTCCGCAAGATCCTCTCCGAGCTGCTCTGATGGCGACCCTCAGGCAGCACCAGGACGCGAACCTTGCCCTGTTGAACGCGGCCGTCGCGCCCAAGGTGGCGTACTCGGTCGACAAGGTCCCAGCGACCCGGCCGCCGGAGTACGTGCAGGTGCTTGTCTCGGAGCGATTCACCGCCGAGGACGACCTGCTGCTCGATGGCACGACGAACGTTCTCGGCTACCGCGTGACTGTCTGGTGGTTCTCGCAGACCTCGGTCAACAACGCGTTGCTGCTGCGGGACAAGTGCTTCGGGGCGCTGCGGTTCGCGCGCCCCGTTGTCGCTGGCGAGGCCTTCGGTCCCGCGCAGTACGAGGGCACCGAGCAGGACGTCACGCCCATCGAGGGCTGGTTCGTCGGGTCCGCCGAGTTCACCTACTGATCCCGCAAGGAGCATGCCCATGTCCGAGTACGTCCGCGTGAAGCAGGTCGAGACGGGTCACGAGCTGTCGGTGCCGAAGTCGCACGCCGATGCGGTCGGCGGCTACGAGGTTCTCGACAAGGACGCCGTCGATCTGTCCGGCAACCCGCTGCCGCCGAAGTACCGCACGACGGTCAAGCGCGCCGCCAAGACCTCCGCCAGCAAGGCGGCATCCCAGCCATCCACCGCAGGCCGTCAGGCCGATGACAAGAAGGAGAACGACTGATGGCTGCCCCGATCAAGCCCGCGCTCAAGCGTGCGTTCGGCAACGACGGCTGGGGATTCGTGACCGCGGTCGCGGACGTCAATGCCCCGTCGCTGACCGAGCTCAACGCCGTGAGCGGCTTCGTGCTCTCGTGCTCGCTGTTCGGCGAGCAGGGCGACCCGACCGCGAACCAGGAGAAGGTGACCCTCCCCCGCGTGCTGTGCGAGACGCAGCAGTACGAGGTCAACGGCACCGTCACCTACGCCATGCCCGACCTCGTCGTCTCCTTCCAGCCGCAGGCTGCGTCCGGTGCCGACGGCAAGAAGGCGTGGGAGACCATGACCGACGGCATCAACGGCTTCCTGTGGCGCCGCCAGGACGTGGCCGCGACCACCGACCTCGCCGTCGGCCAGTTCGTCGACATCATCCCCGTGCAGCTCGGCACCAAGGTGCCCGGCAAGACGTCGACGGGCGCGGACGGCGTCTACTCCTTCACCCAGGGTGCGTCGATCACCGGCGCCCCGGCGTGGAACAAGGCCATCGTCGCCTGATCCTCGCCCTCGTTCGGCCCGCCGCCGCTCCTGGCTGGGAGGCGGCGGCGGGCCTCATCCCAGCCGAGCCCAGCCAAGGAGCAGTCATGGCACACGTACAGATCCAGGTCGGCGGCGGGCGCGATGCGCGTCTGCTCGTTGACGGGGTGGACATCACGCACGACGTGCTCGCCGACGGCCTCTCGGTCGACGTGCGGGCCGGGGTCAATGGCCCGTCGCTCGTCCACCTGACCCTCGTTGCGAACGTCCTCGACCTCGACATCGACGACGCGGAGTTCGACGCGAAGATGACCGAACGCCGCCGCGTGCTGTGCGAGGGGAGCGACGACTGATGCCCGAGGTCAAGCGCCCGTCGACCACTGTCCCGCTCTACCAGGGCGAGGACTACCGCCGCATCGAGGAGTTGCGCGCCGATCTGATGGAGGCTGCGTCGTCGGCTGTCGTCGGCCCGCGCCTGCTCTCGGACACCGAACCGCAGGGAGCCGACGAACTTCGGGCGCTCGCCGAGGCCCACGACGCTTTCGTGCGCGAAGCCGAGGAGCGGGCCGCCAAGGTCGTCGTCGAGGCTCTCCCGCGGCGCAGGTGGCGGGCTCTCGAGGACGCCCATCCGCCGCGCATGGTGTCCAAGAAGGTCACCGACCCCGACGGCACGGAACGCACTGTCGAGGTCCCACATGAGGACGACGACAAAGGCTTCAACTTCAAGACGATGGCCGACGACCTCGTGCCCGCGTCGCTGCCGCTCATCAACCCCGAGACCGGTGAGGTGCAGTTCGCGTCCGAGCAGGAGCGCGACACGTTCCTCGACAACCTGTCCGACCCGCATTTCTCCGCGATCTACGACGCGGCGATCCGGCTCAACACGGAGGCGGGCGGCGTCCCAAAAGCCGCCGCCTCCTCGCTGGTCGACCGGATTATCGCCGCGACCTTGACATCGCGCGAGGACTCGGACTGACCCTCGCGCAGTTCGACGCGCTCCCCGACCTGGAGCGTGATCTGTGGATCGCTGACTGGCAACGGCAGCAGAACCTGTGCCGAGACTGTGGCAACCCGCGCGAGCTGTGCTCCGACCCGGACGTGCCTTGGTATCCGCAGCGTTCGATCTGCTACGCCACGATGGCCCGCGAGGCAGCGAACCGGCGCTACGACAAGCGCCACGAGGACCGGCCGTTCCATGACGGAACCGAGCGCCGCTGGGCCAAGGAGTACAGCGCGTCCACGCCGTTCCACTACCGCGACGGCGTCACGGTCTGGGTCAGCGAGCACGATCTCACCCCGGCCGACAACTTCCTCGGCGACCTCGACGAGATCACGCCGGAGACGCTGGGGGCGCTACTGCCGGATCAGCCGCACGATCAGGAATAGGCCACCGAGAAACGCGACTGGGCCTGCCGTGCCGAGACAAGCGCTGCGCACCGACTCGCTGGATGCGCTGACTCCGATCAGCGCCAGCAAGCCAGCGACGGCCAGCAGGACAACCGGGCCTCGTAGTCGATCCATGCGACGTCCTAGGCGCTCTTGTCGCCCGCGGCGTACAGGTTCCAGAGCAGGACGGCGAGGCCGAACACCGTGGCGATGGCGCCGACGCCCTTGAGGAACCCGCCGCGCTCGCCCAGCAGCATCCCCAGCGTGAAGGCGATGACTCCGCAGGCCAAGGCCACTCCGGCATTCCGATTGCTCATGGCCGCAGCGTAGGCCGTCTAGTCGCGATTCCTCTTCCAAATCGGCGCCGTAATCCACATGAGAACGCAGGCGATAGCCAGCAGCCGCGCCGCGGACATGCACGTGTCGCGGAGATCGCCTTCCCCAGCCAACAGCCCAGCGACCGCGGCCGCCAAAGCCAAGAGTGCCACTGCGGCCGGACCTCTAAGTCGTCGTTCCGCCATTCCCAAAGCGTAGGCCGTCCACCTGCCGCGCGTTCCCTCGATCCCCCACAGGAGGCGTCTGTGGCAACCCGTCGCGAGCGCGTAATCGTCAAGCTCGACGATGACTTCTCTGGCCCGATGGCGCGGTGTGCGGGAGCGACGGCACTGCTCAACCGTGAGCTGAACCAACTGGCTCGGGAGTCGGTCATCTCGTCGCGGTCCACCCGCGCGATGCAGCGGGACATCGACGGAGTGTCCTCGAGTGCCCGCAGGGCCGGGGCAGACATCAACCAGTTCTCCGGCCGCGTCGCCCTCCTGCTTCAACTGCTCGCTCTAGTCGGACCTTCCGCGGCGCCGATTGGCGCTGTCGCCACGGCGGCAGTCGCGGGGCTGGCTGCCCAACTCGGCTTCGCGGCATCCGGTGCTCTGTCTCTCGTCGTCGCCTCTCAGGGTGTCGGTGAGGCGCTCAAGGCCATGAATGACGCGGCGTTGGAGCCGACCGCAGCGAACCTCGAGAAAGCGCAACAGGCGATGATGCGCTTGTCGCCTGAGGCACAACAGTTCGTCAAGCGCTTCCAGGAGCTGCGTCCCGTCCTCGACGACATTCGCGATTCGGCGGCCCGCGGGTGGTTCCCCGGTCTCACTGAGGCGCTCGACTCCTTTGAGGAGGCGGGCCCGAAGGTCGCCACGATCTTCGAGAAGATCGGCGAGGCAGGCGGCAGGCTGGCAAGCGAGGGGGCCAAAGCGCTGACTGGCCCGCAGTGGTCTGAGTTCATGTCCTTTGTCGAGGCGAACGCGCCGCAGGCACTCGATGAACTCGGCCGCAGTGTCGGCAACGTCGTCACCGGGTTGGCGGAGTTGTGGATGGCCTTCGACCCGCTCAACGACGACTTCTCATCCTGGATGCTCCGGGCGTCTAGCGGATTTGCCGACTGGGCAGCAGGCCTGCGAAACACCGAGGGCTTCCAAGAGTTCGTGGCATACGTCCGCGAGAACGGCCCCAGAGTTGCGGAGGCAGCGGCCGCGATCGCCAACGCCATCCTGACCGCCGCCACCGAGATCT